TTAGTGCTGGCTACTGTTGAAATTTTAATTAGATCTTTATATCCTTCTGAATTCCTGATAAATACTATAACTTTATGTTCTTTATCTCTTGATTCAGCAGTTTTATTATCTATGTCGTCGCAAACAGTAAGCCGAAGACCAAATCTTAAATTAATTTTGGCGTCTTCGCAAGACTTGTACGCTTCTAGAAAACCAGAGATAGAGTCGTCTACTAAATACAAATTCTCTAGACTTAGTTTTTTTGCGATATCTATTATCGAACTTGGCTCATCTGCCTCGCTGGACCCAGCCTTGGCAAGAGTCAAAATAGACTTACCAAGGCTATAATGGGATTTAAAAAGTGGAATCGCTGAATACTCCATGCGCCAGTATGGATCTTTCCGCTTGAAAGTCAATCAAAAAGTTGGATCGTCCTTGCGCCAGTATGGGCATCCAGAATATTCTTTTTTATTTATTAACTTGACTTTGGGGTCATTAACCAAAGATTCTTTATCAAATGAAGATTTTATAAATTTATCATTTTCATCAACTCCGACATAGAAAGTAGCTGGCATTCTGGAAGGGCAAATCCACTTGCCTTGAACATCGCTTCCGCACATCCAACGCTTCTTTGGGCTGCTTGCTGCAAGATTGGCAGTGGCAGTCTTTTCGTTAAAAGAATTTATATATCCAGCAACATAGCTCAAATAAGATTTAAATCCTTCTAGTTGTTCCACCGTTGGCTTCGGCGCTTCTTGAATTGGTTGTTTCTTAAATTTAAGAAAAATAAAAGAAACGTCTGGTATGTGTCCTTTAGTTTTAAATACCGCCAAAGAATACATCAAATTTTGCAAATTGAAATCGATTTCTTCTTTAGAAAACTTTCCTTTGCTAGATTTATAATCGTAAATTTTATATTCTTTATCGCTAAATTTAGCAAGCTTATCGATAAAACCATTAATGATATAATCATCTTCTTCTAATTTGAACTCAGACTCGGCCTCGACGAGAAGAGATCCGTTACAGAAAAAGTCGCTTTGAAGACCAGTCTGAATCATAGAGTAGATCAAATCTAGATTCTCTTCATCATCTACTTTTAATTTTTTGGCATTCTTTAAAATCAATCTATGAATAGCTGGATTTTTAATTACGCCAGCTTTGCCAGAACATAAGTCGTCAAAGTATTTTTTATGCCTGTCAGTTAAAAGAAGCTCAAAAATTAAATGACAAATAGTGCCTCTTGAAGCTCCAGAATTGGAAATATCAGGAAGCTTAAGAATATATTTAGTATAGTAAAGCCAACTACAACCTTCGACAGTCTTAATTTTGCTGGCGCTAAGTTTTACTTTTTCGGTTTTTATTTGATTGAGTTGTGCCATTCTATGATCTTATTTTTATCTTTCAGATTCATGTCTCCAAAATCTTTTGCTCCGTTTGGAAGAGCGATTTTGACTTGAGAACTATCGAAATAATTCATCAAAGTTTGCCTAGCTGATTCTGCCGCTCTATTTCCTGCTCCAGTAAGCAAGCCATCATTATTGAAAGCTATAATGATTTTTTTAGGGTTTAAAGATATCAGAGAGTATATTATGGCGCTACTTACATTAAGTCCAAAAGAAACTATGACGTTTTTGATGTTATTTTCTCTTAGAGCAAGCATGTCGCCGATACTTTCTACTATTATGATATTATCGCTACCTTTAAGATCTTTAACGTTAACTTTTGCTGGATACACCCATTCTTTCTTATCTCCAAGCAGTTTCCATTTGGGTCGGCCTTCCATCAAGGTTTTAGATATGTCTCTGCCAGCAAATCCAATCAGTTCATCTTTATTGTTAAAGATTGGGAAAACATATCTATTAAACATCTTGCCACCTGTAGCTACCCCGCCTTGAAAAGGCTCTAGAGTTGATTCTGAAATGCCCCTGTTGATCCAATAAGAGCTATCTCTTGAAAGCTTTATCAATAAAGACTTGTCAAAAGTTGAAGTTTGCTTGATGGTTGGTTTTGGGCGGTCTTCTTCTCTATAAGAAGTGTCTATACCTTTAGATGAAATCCAATTTTTGGCTTCATCAATAGATTTAAGTTTTAATGTAAGTCTGACAAGATCTTCTAAAGATCCACTTATATTTTCTTTAAAATCAACCCATTGACCAGAGTTTTTCCAAATCCTTAAAACATGATCGTTGTCTGAGTCTCTATAAAGAGGTCTTGTTCTATATTCTTTGCCATGATCGGAAAGAACATAACCAATATCTTGAAGTATTATTTTTACAGACTCGCAGTCGTTCATATATTTTAAAGGACTTCGCCATCTTCTCCAGAATCGTCCAGATCTGGCCTTAAAGCTCTAGCTTCAACAATGTCAGACAAGGTGCCTCTTTCTTCTACGTTAAAGTTAGCGATATTGAAGCTTATAAAGTTAGGTTGATATTTTACTGATCGCCCTTCTTGAATTCTTACGAGATCGTGATGACCTTGAGAATCTCTTCCTTGGAAGCGAGTGGCAAGAGGAATCATTTTATGAGATCCAAACTCTTGTCCGTCTTCAGCAATCTCTTCTACAGTTTTACGTCTAAAGATCGCAACGTATGAAGCGTACCATTGCAAGCGATCAGATTGAGATATTGCACTGCTGTCGTCTACGCCATTCTCTGCGCTGCGATTCAATTGGCAAGCTGTGAGAATTGGAACATTTAACTCAAGAGAAAGCTCTTTGAGAGAATTTACTTTCTCGCCAATTAACTGATACTCTTGTTTATTTCTATCAGACTCTCCGGTCAATTTAATATAATCGTAAATAATCACGCAAGGATTGCCACGACCAACTTTAGAAAAATACCATCGCTTAACAATAGAGATGATTTCTTCAATTGGTTTTCCAGCAACTTGAAGATGATCTACTTGATTGCTTACGCTTTTAATTATAGATTTGCCTTCTTGGAACTTTGTGTAAAGCTGTATATTCTTTTTCCAGTTTCCAGTTTCAAGATGCCACATTGGAATGCCAGTGAGAGATGAAGCTATTCTAAACTTCATATCTATGGTAGACATTTCTGTGTCAAGCACAAGAGCTTTGCACCCTTTGTTTATGCTTGTCACTTTAATAGCAAGGTCATTAAGAATAGTAGACTTGCCGTGCTTAGGCCGACTCACCCAAGCATAAAGATTTCCGGGGCGAATTCCGCCATACAAACGATTAAAATTGTCGTATGGAGTTTGAAGGCCGTTTTCGGAAATAGGATTATTTCCGCGTTCTTCGATAATTTCAACAATATTAGAAGTTACATCTTCTGGCTTATTGTTTTCGTTGGTGTAAACGCAAATTTTACTATTGTAAATTTTATCTGCTTCCGTAATGATTTCTTCAATTGGCTTGTCTGCGCAATTATGAGCATAAGCTTTGATCTCTTGTCCAGTAGATTCAATTTCTCTTCTGATTCTATACTTGACTAATTCTTTGGCGGCCTCAATAAGACCCTGCTTAGTTGTTGGGATCAAGCAAACGCTGTTTACATAATTAAATAAATCAATAGTTTGATCCTTGAATGTGATGCCAAGGTTTTGCGCTTTTTGAGCAATTAGAACTTTGTCTATCTGCTCGCCTTTATTGAACGTTTCTCTAAATACGCAGAAGATTGTATAATGAACTTCGTTTACAAAATCTTTCTCATTTATAAAAGATTCTATATCAGCGTAAGCTTCTGGATAGCGTATGAGTCCAGATATGACATATTTTTCTATCTGTAGTGAGTAAATCGACATTAAAGATTGATATTAAATTTTTCTACGAAGAATTTTTCTGAAAGATCTTTGACTTCATTTTCATAAATTTCAACTAGCTGAAAGTTATTCAAAGAAAGCCACTTTTCTTTTGCTACGTCTCTTTTGATAGACTTTAGATAGTTTAATCTAGAGTCTCCATGAAAAAACTTATTAAAAGCAGTATGCTGCTTGCCATGCACCTCTACTGCTATTTTAAGAGTTGCGTTAACTATGTCTACTTTGAGTCTAGACCCGAATACGGGAAACTCTTCGTAAACAATATGATTTTTCCAATATTTTTTAAGAAATTGCTTTGTGTTGAATTGGACTTTAGATCTAGAAGAAGCGTCCCAGTCAATCAAATACTGAGACACATTTTT